GGAACTCAACTGAATCAAGAGTATCTGCACCAGGTTGTATCGGAATATCTTTATCTCCGATAGTAGTCTGGTCAAGATTGAATACAGGATAAAACTTCATAGACCATTTATCACGTTCTACGATTTTACCTGCATCTTTACCTCTGACAAGAGTATGCTTTTCTTGTTTGACGAAAGTTCCTACAACCCATGTAGCTTTTTCGCCTCTCTTGATCATACCCTTTTTACCGTCAGCAGTTTTACACTTATTAATGTGTTTAGCGACTGCCCAAGTATTAGAAACATAATTCATTTTTTCGGCCTTAGCCCATAAATGAAATAGATTAATACTCGCGTAAGGTCTGCCTGTTATTTTTTTTGGCATACCTCTCTTGACCCAAGCAGTCATAAAGTTAGTTCCGGCAGTTTTCATTTGCTTTAAAACTAACTCTAGGATTTCTTTAGATTTAAGATCAGAAAATGTAGTCATTAGATTACTCCTTTGTTAGATAGGATTAATAATAAAAACATAAAAACAAATATTAAAGTAATTGTTTCTTTTTTTGTATACATTATGCCTTCTTTCTGATTGGTGTTGCTACTTCACTTTGTAGTTGATCAAAATTAATAAATTCTTTTGGCATAACCATGCTATCATAAGCAATTCTAGAAATACCATCTGGAAGATATTTATTAAAAACGATTTTAACATACTTAGCATTATGAATTGAATCACCCTTAACTGGATTTAATTCTTCATAATATTCAATGTTATCAAAGTTAAAAAGTTCTTTAGACACACCATTGTGACTTAAGAAATCTTTATCAACTTCTAATATTTTAGTGTTTATCATTTTATCTCCTTTTTTTTTGTTATTCATACTAAAGATTATACGAGAATATAAAGGAAAGTACACATAAATAATAGTTTTTATTAATTTTTATTACTTAAATAAGCTAATGAAATCAAGGCTTTTTAGCCTTAATTAATAATAATTAATATTTTTTGTTGAATATAGCCATAATTACTGCTATTTTCTAATGAAAGCTATTATATTTGTTGGTTTTTTAATTTTTTTCGCTTATAAAAAAGAGTGATGATAGACGAAAATAACGATGTAGGAAGACCACCTTATATAAAAACAATGGAAGATAGCAAGACTGTTGAGGCTTTGGCGGTTGCAGGTGTCAAGCAATCTCTCATAGCCGATATTATAAAAATAAGCGAACCGACTTTAAGAAAAAATTTTAGGAAAGAATTAGACACGAGTAAGGCGAGAGCCAATGCAATCATATCACAAGCCTTGTTTAAAAAAGCAAAAGATGGTAATGTAGTTGCACAGATATTCTGGTTGAAAACACAGGCAGGTTGGAAAGAAAAAAATGCACTCGAACTTACAGGAAAAGACGGAGACAAGCTCTTTAGTGAAGAACGACAGCTTATTGAAATCAGAAAAATATTTGACGAGATTGACTTCTCTAAATCAAAAAATATTACTGAAGCACCTATCATGGTGCAAGACAGCGAGAGCGAAACAGATAACACCTAAGGGTGATTGGAACACCTGGTTGATACTTGCCGGCAGAGGTTGGGGTAAGACTAGAACAGGTGCGCAGGATATTGCTTTTTATGGATTAACAAATCCCAATACAAGAATTGCGATAGTGACACCAACTTTCGGAGATGGTAGAGATACTTGCATAGAGGGTGTATCTGGTTTATTAGGCTGCCTTGATCCAGACAGTATTGAGAATTGGAACAGAAGTATCGGAGAACTTAGCTTAAAAAATGGAACAATTTACAGAACCTTTTCTGCCGAACAACCTGACAGATTAAGAGGACCACAGTTTCACAGGGCATGGTGTGATGAGCTGGGTAGTTGGAAGAATGAAGAAGCATGGGATCAATTATTATTTGGTTTAAGACTTGGAGAAAAGCCACAAGTAATAATAACAACGACACCTAAACCCACAGGACTTATAAAAGAATTAGTGAATAGTAAAGATTCTCTCGTCACGAGAGGTAGCACTTTTGAAAATCAAGATAACCTTGCAGAATCAGCGGTCAAAAAGTTAAAAGAGAAATATGAAGGAACTAGACTGGGCAGACAGGAGTTATTTGCTGAAATTTTAGAAGATGTTGAGGGTGCTTTATGGAATCGTAATATGATCTCTAAAGCACTTTTAAAAAGTACAGAAGAAATACCAGCATTAGTAAGAACTGTTGTGTCTATTGACCCAGCAGTCACACACAATAAACAATCAAATGAAACAGGGATTGTTGTTTGTTCAAAAGGCATTGACGATAAATATTATGTTGTCGATGATGTATCTGGTAAATATACACCTGATGCTTGGGCTAAAATAGCTGTAGAAACTTACTACAAGTATGATGCCGATAAAATCATAGCAGAAGTAAATAATGGTGGAGATTTAGTTGAAAGAGTGATAAGGACTGTTGATAACAACATAAGTTATGGAAGTGTAAGAGCAACCAAAGGAAAATATTTGAGAGCAGAGCCGATATCTGCTTTATACGAACAACAACGAGTAAGACATATAAAACCATTTCAATTTTTAGAGGATCAAATGGCAAACTACAACCCAGTCACTTTTGCAGGATCGCCTGACAGATTAGATGCGTTGGTGTGGGGTTTAACAGAATTATCAGCTAGAACAGGAAAAGCATTTTGGAGAGTTAGTTAATGGCAACAATTTTAGATAACATTAGAAATATATTTAAAGCACAAAAAGAAATACAGAAAAAAGAAGCACCGATAGTTTCCTATCAATCTTTAGGTTATGATGTAAGCAGTAAGATTGCTTACAATGATTTAGCCAAAGAGGGTTATAGTGAAAATGCCATTGTTTATAGATGTATAAATGAAATAGCAAATAATGCTTCAAGAGTAAAAATAAATTTATTTAGAGGAGATGCAGAAGTAGATAATCACCCACTATTAGATTTATTATATAATCCTAGTCCTACTCAATCGCAAGTAGAGTGGTTTCAAGGTTTATATTCTTATTTATTAATTTCAGGAAACAATTACATGTTAAGTGTAGGTGGAGATAATACACCACCGACAGAATTATATAATTTAAGACCAGATAGAATTAAAATACAAACAGGTCAAAGAGCAATGCCTACTGCTTATGATTATATTATTTCAGGACAAACAGTAGAAAGATATGAAGTTGATCAAGCAACAGGAGATTCTAAAATAAAACATATTAAAATGTTTAATCCTCTTGATGACTATTATGGTATGTCGCCAATACAAGCAAGTTCAGTTGATATTGACCAACATAATTTGGCAAACAAACATAATGTGAATTTGTTACAGAATGGTGCTAGACCTAGTGGTGCTGTTATCTTTAATCCTAAAGATGAAACAGGTGGTAATGTTCAGTTATCAGAAAACCAAAGAAGTCAATTACAATCAGATATTAATTCTAGATTTTCAGGAACTAATAATGCAGGAAGACCTATGTTATTAGAGGGGGATTTTGATTGGAAAGAGATGGGTTTAAGTCCAAAGGACATGGATTTTATACAACTAAAAAATATGTCAGCAAAGGACATAGCTCTGGTTTATGGTGTACCAAGTCAGCTTATAGGTATTCCTGATGCGCAAACTTATTCTAATTTTGCAGAAGCTAAACTTGCATTATACAATGAAACAATTATTCCTCTACTGGATAAAATTCAAGGCGATCTTAATGAATGGTTAATACCACAATTTAATGATGAGGCACTGGAGTTAAGATATGACATTGATTCCATACCAGCTATGGCTGAACAAAGAAAAAGAGTATTTGAATCTGTTACTGCCGGAGTTAAAGATGGTATTCTAACTCGTAACGAAGCAAGAGAACAGTTGGGTTATGAACCGATTGATGGTGCTGACAGCTTAATGGTACCGGCAAACCTGATGCCGTTAAATATTGCCAACGAGGAAACCGATGCAGAAGACAGAGGAGAGGATATTCCAGAAGAAGAAGTTCCTCAAGAACTTCAGGACGATGACAACGAGATTATTGAAAACGATAACGACACAGATGAAATAATAAAAGCAATATCCGATATAAACACAACTCCTACCGATGGAATGGCAGAAGAAGCAAGAAAAGGATTAGACTGGAGAAAAGAGTTCGGCAGAGGCGGAACAAGAATTGGAGCTACCAGAGCAAATCAGATTATTAACAAAGTTAGCTTATCACCTAGCACAGTCAGAAGAATGTTTAGTTTTTTCAGCAGGCACGAGGTTGACAAGAGAGCCGATGGATTTAGACCAGGAGAAAAGGGTTATCCGTCTAATGGAAGAATTGCTTGGGCTTTATGGGGTGGAGACGCAGGATTTACTTGGTCTAAAAAGGTCAGGGATCAATTAAACAGAGAAGCAGATAAATTCTATGAATTGGAAATAGAAGAAAAAGCAATTTCAGCTGCAGTTAAAAAAGGTTTGGCTAAAAAGGTTGAAGATCACAACGAAAAGCATGGAGACAAAAAAGGCAAAAGAGTTACATTGAGAATGCTATCTGCTGTCTTCAGAAGAGGAGTTGGAGCTTATAATACCAATCCTGGAAGTGTTAGACCGAGTGTTACCTCAGCAGACCAGTGGGCTTACGCCAGAGTAAATGCTTTTTTATTTGCTGTCAGAACAGGAAAATTTAGGAGAGGGAAGT